GCAGATGTGCTGTTCCATGTTCTGTTAACACATGAACTAGAGTTAGTAGAGCCCGTAGAACACTTATCGTGAAACAGATATTGATACACTTCTGAACTGCCACTACCCATTTCGCCTATAAGTACATCGTGGTTTATAACATCCAGTGCCCCAAACCTAAACTCGAAGTTATCATCACGCCACAGTATGACCTCAAAGCTGTTATCAGATACTCTGGAATATTCTCTCATGTCATACCAACCAAAAACTGTTTTATCGTCAAAGCTTTTGGCTAACATACTAGAATTACTGTCTCTTATAAGATCAGTCCAAAATGGAAGTAAGGTATAGGTAAACTGACTGGTCAATGGATCAGGAGTGTAGTCGTTACAATAAGCACCTGACGTCTTAAAGTGCAAACACCCGTTAGTAGCCATTCTACCCTGGGTAAATTCTTGCCCATAAAAGTCAAAGGTGAAGCCTAGATTAAATGCTCCTGAAACTTGATCGTCTCCTGCGTTTAAGTTAGTAGTACCAGATTGGTTGGTAAGGTTGATTAAAGCCTGGTTAGCTTCATATACATAGGCTGCTGAAAGATTACTTGCTAGTAATAAACAACATATTATTTTAAGCCAGCTATGCATTCTCTTTTAAGTTGAGTATTTGAATGCCACACTCTTTTACAGTTTGCTTTCTCTTCTTTGTACCAAATTTTGTAGTCAGGTCTATCTTGTTTGTTTTCTTCCCAAGCTACAGTTGCTTCTTTACCTATCTTGCCTTTGTAAGGACAAGGAGTGCCTGCCATTTCCATGCTTTTAAAAACACGTTCATCAGCGCAAAGCAAACTAATAGAAGCCACTTTCATTCCCATATCGTAGAGGTATTTAGAGAGTTTTAATCTTTCGCAGTTTGTATCTGTAACTGTTCTGCCTGTAGAAAACCCAAACACCTGGCCTTGGAACGCGCCCGATCTACCTACCGTACATAAGTCTTGTGAATAAGACATTATAGATGGCGCAATAGCAGAGGCAGGGGGGGCTTCAGACTTTACGTTTTGGTTAATAGTTTGTGTCGAATTCGATTGGTTAATGTTTCTATTCGTGTTATCAGATTTGTTGTTATTTTGATTAACATTTTTGTTGTTAGTTGTAACATTTGAATCTGACGTAGATTGATTGACATTTGTATTAGACGAAGTGTTGACGTTAGTATTGTTTGAAGTGCTTTCATTCGTAACATTTTGATTTACCGTTGAATTGACTGTCGAGTTAGAGGTTGTATTGTTTGTGTTTACAGAAGTATTACTATTGGTATTGCTATTGGTATTAGAATTTGCGCTAGTAGAATTATTCGTGTTTTGGTTCGTGCTGTTATTCGTATTTTGATTGGTGTTAGTTGATGTGTTGACATTTGTATTTTGATTTACGTTAGTATTAGAGTTGGTATTATTATTGGTGTTAGTATTAACGTTGGTGTTACTAGTGGTTGTATTGTTAGTAGTATCCAAACTATTTTGCTCGCAATACTGAGTGCCAGCAGTACAGTTACCTGTCTGATCCCCATAAGAATTAAATGATAGTACGAGGCCTAGGGCTAATAGTAAATGTTTTTGCATGTGTATTTTTTAACATTTCCAACGTTTCCTAGCCTGCCTTAGCCGTGAGTTTGGGTCTTTTGCAGCTTTGGGGAATTTCTTCATCTGCCCAGCAGACCTAGCGCAATAAGACTTACGTCTACCCGCGGCTTTACTTCCCTTTTTAACTTTTCCTGTTACTGCAGTTTTAAGTTTGGATCCAGGATTTGCTCTGCGATGAGCAGCAACGCCCTTCGCAGTCATACCTGCACCCGATTTAGTTTTACGGTAGTTAGCGCCCTTACCTTTTGTTGTTTTTCTTATTGGGTTTTCTTTTTTGCGGGGCACTTTTCTTCCTTACTGGTTTTGGAGCATAAAAAAGAGGCGTCACAATACCTGAGAACCCTTTTTTTACGGCGTTTATAAATTTTTCAATATACTCTATATACATAATTATACTCATTAGCAACAATGCTATAGCAATAGTATAGCAAATTATCACTTCTTCTTAGCTGTTTTTTTAGATTTCTTAAATGCTCTATTTGTAGGTGCTCCTTTAGCTCCCTTTTTTTTCATTGTTTCGCCTGAACCTGCTTTAATTCTTGCGCGTTTTTTGTGTATGTTTGAGTATAAGCCCACGTTAAGCCCTGCTTGCGTTTTTTGTTCTTTTAAAAGAACGGTTTGATTTTTTTGATTCCATTTTAATATTTTTAGCTGCGCTGTTCATAGGGTTGTTATCTTTATGAGCCACATCTTTACCATCACCTTTTTTTGCTTTGCCTTTGGCTACCATTAAACGGCGCGCTTTGTTGCGGCTAGCCCTACGTTTTTTTTGTGTGGCTGTACCTTGATATCTGTCGTATTCTTGACGGTAATTTCTGGCCATTATTTGCCAGTTTTAGCTTGGGCCTTTTTGTGTGCTTGTCTCATAGTGTCACCCATAAGCATGCGTCTTTTCATAAACGACATGTGTTTTGCACTGTGGTGTTTACCGTGTTTGGCTAGAGAAGCAGTTTGTCTTTTAGATATGCTTTTCTTTTTGACCTGTTGAGATGGTCGTTTAGCTTTTCTAGGCATTACTTTTAATAACCTTTCATTTTTTTAAGTTTTTTCTTGCCTTTAGCAGGTTTTTGACCTGGTTTAGCTTGCATAGCAGGCATGTTTTTTTTCTTGTTTTTACTTACAGGTTTTTGACCTGGTCTAGCTTGCATAGCAGGCATTTTTTTTATTTTGTTTTTACTTGTTTTTGCCTTTTCTGCGGCTCGTTTAAGTTTAGCTTTTTGTGCTGGAGTCATATTATTTTCCTTTAGGTTTTTTGGGGTTATAAGATATAGAAATTTCTTTAGCTATTTCTTGTGCATTTTTTGTAGGCAGACCATCAAAATTTATAGCATCTTCTGCTCTTGGGCGTTCTTGGTTAGGTACGTTAGGTTTCATTGTAGTTTCTTCAACTTGCATGTCTCCTATTTTGCCTTGGGTTTTTGGTCCTGGTGTTCTTGATGCCATAATATTTCCTTAATAGTGATCTATAACTTCGTCTTCCACAGCTAATAGCCTTTTTTAACTGGCTTTTTCTTTTTCTTTTTAACTGGTTTTGTTTTTTTGCCGTACATACCTTTCATTCCCATTTGATTTATACCTCCGCATTTCATAGTCTAGAGTATATCAATCTCCGTGAATAGTATCAACTTCTGCGGGACCAAATATTTTCCAAGTAAAGATAGCGTTTAGTCTATCTTCTGGTTCAATGGCTTTATACCAGTCTATAACTTGAGTTTCAGTTAAATCTGCAACCTGAATAAAATCTTCAGGGGTTCCATTATCTTTAATTGCGTAAGGATTAAACACTTTAGAAAAACTTTCAGTTAGTGTTTTAGAAGAATCTGCTTGGTCTACTGCAGTAACAGCTACGGTTACTTCAGTTACTATAGCAGTGTTGTTGGTTTCACTAAGGGGAGTAGTATGAACACCTACGTAGGCATATGAGTAAGTAAAATTATGAACTGCCATTATGCTTCCGAAAACCTTTGAAAAGCAAATTGAACACTAGATAAATACCTACTATTCCCATCCCCTTGCGCTAATATGTAAATATGCATAGTTGCTCCAGTGCCACTTGTTTTTCTAACCATAAAATCTTTCTGCGCCATTTCATTTGTGCTATCAAACCTATCTATTGCTGACCAGTATTGTGATTGACCTGAATGGTATTGTGCTGCACCTGTATCTGCTGTTGGTATTGACGGAGAAGTTCCATCTGTGTACGCAGTGTCGTTTCTTAATTGGTTACCCGATCCTCCAAAAGTAGCGTCACCTGCAACAATACTTAAAGTTTTAACTTGGCCATTACCCCCAAACACTCGTACGTACCCCGAGTAAATACCCGCAGCTGTACCTATTGAAGCTATTTGAATTAACCGCATAGTGTTGTTGTTGAAAGGGCCAACATTACTAACAGTTCCCCTAGCAAGCGGGAGGATTAAGTTAGTAACAGTAATTTCGGTAGCAGTAATAGTACCAGCTGCAATTTGAGTAGCAGTAATAGTATCAGCAGCGATTTGGCCAGCTGTGATAGTATTACCAGCGATTTGAGTAGCCGTAATAGTATCAGCAACAATTTGAGTAGCCGTAATAGTATTAGCAGCAATTTGAGTAGCTGTAATGGTATCCGCTATAATCTTTCCACCATTTAAAGTGCCAATTTTAGCGTCAAGAATTGCAGCATCTTTGATACGGGCTTGGTCTATGTAAACAACGCCACCATCAACAATAAAAGGTGCAGTACTGCTAGACCCACTCCAAATAGCAAACTTATCAGCTTGAAACTGTACGTAGGACTGGGCCCCTGAACCATTGCTTGCGTTTGAACCAATTACCATGCCAGCTGCTGATTTGCTGCCGTTAGATTCCGTTGCAACCTGCAATACAAACATTGCATTAACATCGCCGTTAAGATTGGCGGTGGTGGTACTTAAACTAGAAATAGAAGAAGTGTGCCCACCAACTGTACTGCTTAAAGTACTAAGAGAACTAGCCGTAGCGTTTTGAGCATTAGTAACTGTAATTACGTCAGCTTGTGCACTAGCCATAGCTGCCGTAATAGTATTACCTGTAAAACTGGTAGCTCCAAATACACTTACTAAGGTTGAATCGCGTCCTGCTACCCAAGCATTGTTGGCTGCATTTCTTGTATAAACTTGGCTATCATCAGTATCAAACCAAATATCAAAAGCCCCTAAAGCTGAACCGTCGGCCCTGGTACTTGGGGAACTACTTTGTTTAATTACAGTGGCCGCTACTGCTGTTGTAGTTATTAAATTATATCCAGGAAGACCTGCTAAAGTTTCACTAAGTGCTGCCATTGTAGCCGCTATGTTTTCAACGGTTGTGGCACTGGCCATGTTTGACCAAGGCCCCGGAGTGTTAGTAGTACTTACAAACCTAACCCAATAGTAATAGGTAAAGTCATACTCTAGACCCTTGTCGGTATATATAAAAGCATTTGTGGTGCCAACAAGAACTGCTCCACTCAGATCTTCAGCTTGTGATCTCCAGATTTCTGTAAAAGCGTGATTACCATAGGGAGCGGTGTTTGTAGATTGATTCCAAGATAGAAGAGCATCGGTAAACAAACCTACAGCAGTAAGCACTGTAGGGGCCGGCGGTACAACTACATCACCCGGCTTTTCTCTAATTGCCGCAAAACCAGTTTCGCCCGTGTTTGGGTTAAAAGGAGCCTGTGATAATTGAGTTGCAAGTCCGCTGTCTATAAGTTCGCGCAACGTTACAGCTCTATCTATTGGATCTCCTGCTTGTCCTAACCTAATTGCAAGAGCTTCATACATAGCTTTTAAAGAACCTGCTAGCTCCCTGTCTATTCCAGACGGAATAGGTTTTAAACCCGGTAGTTTAGTTTCAGACACTATATGCCTCTTAGTTCATCAATAGACTCAGCAATGCAAACTTCGTTTACAATTTTTGCAGAAGATACTTCTATTGCAAAGGTTTTGTGTACACTAGCTGGCAGTCTAAGAATAGGCTCCCCTATACTAGTTGAATTTATAGTGACAGAACTACCCGCTGGATTAATAAAACTACCTGACACTGAATGTTGTGTACCGGATAGAGCAATAGTGCCGGTGTAAAATAAAGTACCATCCCCATATAATTTAACAGTAACAGGAAAAGCTTCCGCATCAACTTTTAAAAAACCCATACTTGTAGGTTTAGGCGGAACAAAGTCTTTAGACTTCCAAGTATAAGTTTGGTCTGTTGTACCAGCTTGAAACTTTTTAATCTGATTAGCAATAATTAAATAAGCATTGCCATCGTCAGGATCAGTAAATGTACCTCTAATAAGAGCACTAGCAGTTAAAGTAGTAAAAGCGTTTTGCCCTCCCCTGGGATCAAATACAAACCCACCAAAACCAGAACCTGTACTATAAAACCCTAAATATCTACCTTTCCACAAGGTAGCGTTAATTGTGGTTGGGTAATAAGTAGCTTGCCATTGATCTGGGGTAATTAACCCTTGAGTAATAACTTGTACGTCTGTACCTGCTGCCGCAACTAACCCTTCTGGCCCTGCGTATATAACGAAAGGGCCCATATCTACCATCGAGGTTTTGCTTAAACAAGCTTGCGCCGCTTCTATTTTTATAGCGCCCATAGAACGAGGATCTGTACCTGTTACTAAGTAAGGAGCACCTTTAGTTCCTACTATCAAACCGTTGCCTACGGCTTTAATCCCTACAATTTCTTCTTCAATTGCCATTCTATAGCTAGTTGGCCAAGCGTATGGTAAAAAAGGATCAGAAAAACATAAACGTTTTCCCGTAAACCCTGCAAATACACCATTTGGTAAAGCAGTTAACCCTTTCATAGGCCCGTCTGGATATACGTTAGTATCCTCATCTGGGGGCGCAACCCAAAAAGTAGAAGGTATTACTTCACCTAACCCATCGTTAGCAGTAAGGTCTGTGTAAGTAGTTGCTGACATAGCAATTTCTGCAACAAACTGAAAAGCCGTTGTATTAGAACCTGTATTAGATCTGTATATACGTTTTGTACCACCACTTGAACCAAAGTTAGAGTTTGATTTGTTTGTGCTAGTTTGTAAATTACTTAACGCAACATTAGCATTATCGTCTGTTGTAACTACAGTAGAGGCAGCAGACGGAGGCCCTTCTTCGCCGTACGTACTTACAAAAGTGTAAACATAAGAAGTAGAAAAATCAGGTAATTGGTCAACCGTGCCATTAAACGTAGCCCCATTGTTAACACTACTTCCTGTACCGGCTGACGTTGCGGAAGCAGAAAGTGCAATGGTTAATGTTGTTGTGCTGGGTACGGTTTCAATTTTAAAACTTCCTACAAAATTAGATGCTATTATGCCGTTAAAAGTAGGAAAACTAGCTAACGTAACGTAATCACCTACTGAAGCACCGTGGTTACTAGGCGTGGTTACTGTAACAGTGGAAGAGTTATTTACTGTAGTTATTGTAGCGGCTAAAGGGGCTGCCGCTACTAAAGCGACGGTTGGGGCTGCTGTTGGAGCTGCAATTCCTAACCTAAAAAAAGCGTGAGGGTATACAGTTCCCCCTATAACTTGAGTGCTTCTGCCCATGCGTGGAAAAGATTGACCAGTCCAATATACTGTGTTGTTAGTGTCACCCGCTATAGGCCCAGGTACAACATCAACGTCGTCATCAAACTGTAGCCATTGTGTATTTGTGTATTTGTAAACGCTTTTTCTATTTGAACTGGCTAAAGTAGTTACATCCGCTTTAGGGTTTGTAACTGTATCATCAGTTATAGGAGTTAAACGCTGGCTTTCTAAGTTAACGTTTGAAGCGGTTTGAGCTAAAGTATCTGCTAGTAGCCTAGGGGAAACTTGCGGAGCAATTCCACCGAATTGAATGATTTTAAAGTACGCCATATCATCTTAGATTATACACAATTATACTGGCGATTGCGGACACCCCAATCCAAAAAAGCCTTTCAAACATATTGATTCCTTTAGAATTTGCAATAGCTTTCTGTTCAACAGTTTCTACTCTGTTTTCTAAACGATCCATTCTCAAGATAAACCTGTCATTTTGTTTCAATACTGTTGTTACTCTTTCTTCTATGCGGGCAATAGCTACTATTGCTTCGGATAGTTTATCTATTTTAATGTCTAATTTATCTAACCTATTTGATACGTCGTCAATCATTTAGATTGTGCTCCAGTCTTGCCCTTTAAATAACAAAGCCTCCGCTTCTCTTCTTCTTACTAATCCATCTAATACTTTTCCGCCAGCTTTGTTCCAGCGTTTAAGTTGTGCTGGTACGCCGTCGTACTCAGACATATTTAATAATTTTAAGGCAGTGCTTTTATTTAAGTTTGAGGGTCCTAGGTTGTATGTCCACGAAACCAAAGCATCAAATTGATTTTGTTCTAATGGTACAGTTACAGCCTTTTCAACGTATCCTTCGTACTCAACTAGTTCTTCTTCAAGCCAGTCTTCTGCTTGTTGTTGCGTACAAGTATCACCCATCTGAACTTCTTTTGTACGCCCATAAGCAATTGTAGGAACATCAACCGCATCTAAATAGGCTTCTAATTTACACCCTTCAAACTTTTTTAATAGTGATATGCCTTCTTTAGACGTCTTCATCTTCTTGTTTTGGGTTAGGTTTAATTTTATCTTCTTTGATAAAGTTTTTAACTTCTTCAGATATGTAAATTTGAGCACTTTGTTTTACCTTTAGATCTAATGCAAGTTCTGCTATTCCGCCCTGTAATTTAATTAAAAGGTTAAGCGCATCCATAACCCGTGGGGTTAGGTCTGTTAGGAGGTATTGCTCTCCATTAAAATTAACCGAATCAATTTTCGTTTCGTCTGACATAATTTACTCCTTTAATTGTCTTTATCAGGTGTGTTTGAAGCACCAAAATAAAATGATATCACAGCAGACGCTAATCCACCAAGGTATCCGAGCACTAAATTGATAAGCGCTTCTGAATTCTGTTCGGGTGGCTGCAAAGTTACTAAAAATATGTAACCCATAAACCCACCAACAATAACGATCCCCATGATTCTAGCAGTCCAGTCTTTACTAAACTTGCCACGAGCATCTTGTTTGTCTGCTACTTCTAGCTTAAATACATCTACTTCAAGCTCTTTCATTTGTAGCTCAAAGCCTTGTTCTGCTTTTTTAAGCTCTAACATTTGTTCTGGGGTAGCTGCTTGTATTGCTTTGTTAATAGACTTTGGATCTGATTGACAACCCAGTACGCCAGCTATAACAGCTGCTGCTTGACCGCCTAAAGGGCCGCCTAAAGCTGAACCAAGTGTAGGGGCTAAAGCACCTACTACGTTCTTAATTAAACTAAATTTCATTAATTAGCTGCGATGTAAGCGTTGCCTGTTGTAATTGCTGTGGTGTAAGATGATTTATCATCTGAAGCATCTGTTATATTTGGCACTCCAGTCATTGATGAATCATAAGCTAAGATAGTGCTTAGATGTTCAACATTACGCTGTACCATTTCATTTATTTTTTCTTGTGTCATACTTCGGTATGTCACATATGAACCATCATTAACTTGGTTGATAAGTGTTACGCTATCTGTTGCTGCTGTTAGGCATTCTGCTACTGTTTGAGCCATTTTATTCTCCTTTGAGTGTTTTCACTTCTGTTTTAAGTGTTTCCACTTGGGTTGTTAATTCTTGTACTGCTTTTACTAACATTGGTACAAATTTTGAGTAAGTAAGACCATAAGAATTTTTATCGTCGTGCATGTGTGTTGTTAAGTTAGTTTCATCTTCTATTTTATGACCAAACTCTGCTTCTATTTTTTCAACATCTTGAGCTAAGAAACCTACATCTGTCCAACTTTCTTTGTGCGTTCCGTCAGGAGTTTCTCCTTTTTTATACCTACTTCGTTTATCCCATTTATAAGTAACAGGTTCTAATTTATTAATAAAACTTAATCCCGCATCTAAGGGAGTTACATCTGTTTTATCGCGTTTGTCAGAAGCTACTGTCCAATCAATTTGTATGTGTGCGTGTGAACTACTGTCGTTACCTAAAACAATTCTATTACTATTTCCTAATATATTTCCTGATGGAGAACCATCATTTCCTGCTTCATACCCTACACAAACATTGTTACTACCAGTGTTAATATTATATCCTGCAACTCTACCAATAGCGATATTATCACTGCCAGTAGTTTGACCTGCACCTGCAGAAATACCCATGTGTACATTATTACTACCAGTAGTTAGAACAAGACCGGCATTTGAACCTATGCAAGTATTAGAAGCACCTGTTGTAGGGCTTTTATAAGCATTAATACCCATAGAAGTGTTAAAATTTCCGCCAGTTCCAGTCCTCTGTCCTGAGTGTCCTACATGAGTACAACCATAACCAGTTTTCCCTGCACCACCATCCATTGAGAAACCACCTATACAAATATTGGTATCTCCAGTGGTTACTGTTTTACCTGCTTGATAGCCAATATGAACTTGACCAACTCCTGACGTAACACCTAAACCTGCTTGGTAACCTACACCAACATTATAACCTGCACTGCTTGCTGCTTTTAATGCTTCATGTCCTATTGCAACATCACCTGTTACTGTTGTTTGTGTGTTAAGCGCATTAATTCCGATTGCAACATTACCACTTCCTGTTGTTAAAGCAACTGCAGCACTTGGTCCGACTGTTACATTATTATTTCCTGTTGTTATTTGATGTCCTGCTGCTTGACCTATACATTGGTTATAAGTACCAGTTGTAATTGCTTGTCCTGCAACTGAACCTAACAAACAATTGCCTGTTCCTGTTGTTATCTGAAGTCCTGCTCCATTACCAACTGCTGTATTTTCTGCAGCTGTGGTGTTTGCAAATAAAGCTTTAAAACCAACTCCAACATTAGAAGAACCTGTGGTGTTTGCTACGGCAGCAAAACCTCCTAGAAATGTATTATTAGTACCTGAGGTAAGAATATAACCTGCCCTTCTTCCCACCGCCACATTACTTGCACCTGATGTTATTGGTCCTAAAGCCCCATACCCAATAGCTGTATTATCATTGCCTGTTACTGCAGCAGACTGCATTGCATCTACACCAAAAGCTGAGTTGCCACTTCCAGTTGTTAGACCTGCTAAAGTACGGAAACCTACTCCTGTGTTTCTATCTCCAGTCGTCAAGGCTGCAAAGCCATCAACTCCTAAATAAGTATTATAGTCAGCAGCATCAATAGTGCCTGTAGCGTTGTCTCCAACCATAATGGAAGAAGTACCAAAGGTTTTAAAGGTAGCTCCGCCTGATGGCAAAGCTTCAAAAGCTGGAGGGGAACCTGCACCTGTAGAGGTGAGTACTTGACCATCTGAACCTGTAGCAATAGCTACGGGGTCGCCTGATGCATCAAAACTAATAATGTTTCCGTCAGTTCCACCTGCCATTTTAGCAAGGGTTATTTGATTATCAGCTATATGAGCAGTATCTATAGAGCCGTCAACATATTGATCCGAATCTACCGAATTGGCAGCC